CCTAAAGAGGTAAAATCGGTCGGTGTACGTAACAAGTGGCAAGCACACTTTAATGCGTACCGGCTCTGGAACAAGATGCGCTTCCAGCGTCGATCGATTACCTTTGATGCAGCATCTGAGTCAGAGTTACTGGTACTGCGTGACCGGATTGCGGTAGCGGATTATCGCAATCGTATTCACCGCAGCGGGGATGTGCTGCAGCAGGAAGGCCTGATCCTGACCTTAAGTCATGATGTGGAGTTTATTACAGGCAAAAGCTATGTGATTTATCTACAGATGAGTGATGGGAGCGTGGATCTGATTCCGGTGACTGCTGGTGTCACATCCAACAAAGTCGTGTTAGGGCGCTTGCCAAATGGGCCGCTTAAGCTAAATCCAGAGGATTACATCAATACTACCTATATCGTGGTGAGCGATGATAGCAAAGGCTCGTTGCCTTATCTGGTGGCCAAGAAGGATCCTGTGGGTAAGACAGCCAATAAAATCACCGCCATCAACTACGATGATCGCTATTACCTGAATGATAAGGACTATACCGATACACCGATTGATGATAGCCCGATCTATATCCGTTATGACCAGCTCGATATCAATCTGGCGCGGTTGTACCAGATGCAGCGCGGAGAGTTGCCAGTAACTGGAGAAATTAACTTTGTGGTAGAGCCTGGCGTACTGGTGTGCAGCTCAAGTGCTTATCGTCCATTAACTGAGCTCATTTACAGGCACTGGATGGATCAACCCTCAGTTAAATATGTTGTGAAAGGATTGCCTGAAATTCCTGCTATTGATACTGGTGAGTTTCCTCCTGATCTGGTGGTGAACCTTACCATTAAAGGTGCGGCCGTGGGACGTGGTGGCGAAGGTGGTATTGCTCATGCCGCCTATTACGGTGAGAGTGAATACGAGACTGCTTTTACTAAAACACGGCGTGATGGTGGTATCGGTGCACCAGGCTTATTGGTTCGTCACGCTAAAGTGAACCTGATCATCGATGGAGGCATTGTTGCACGTGGTGGCTCAGGCGGAGGCGCGACTCCAAATGGTTTAAGTACCAAGTATAACTATGCCCTGCAGGGTGCTTGTGGTGGTGGTGGTGCACCATTTGGTATGGCCCTCAGCTTTGTACCAACGTCCAGTGAAGTACCACGATTCAGGGGGTATTTTAATAATAACTATGAGACCGATAAGGTATCTGATGCCCAGAGAGATATTCCGGGTAAAGGTTACCAAAGGAATAATAGCAGTGAAGTTTCGCCGCTATCCGGGAATGGTGGCGGTTGGGGCCAGTGTGGTACCAAGTCATTAAATAAAGGTGAATGGAACTGGAAATATCACGGAACACTTGAGGGTCAACCTGGACCAGGTGGGCCAGCCATTATTGGTGTCCCATTACAGACCTTACAAGTAATCAATGGAGGTCAAATTTTACAAACGCTTTAACAGGCTTAAATCTTTTATAAGCACCCAAACGGGTGCTTTTTTATTGTCTATTGGAGACAGGAAATGCAAGAACAAGCAGCAAGCGCGGTTGAAGCTGCTACAAACACAATCGCAGCAACAGCATCCAAGGTTTCATATACATCAGCGGGGTTATCAGTGGCAGCGTATGCAGCAAGCATTGATTGGGCAGTATGGGCCTCAGTCTTTATCGGTGTAATTACTTTTTTCACGACACTGTATTTTAAACGGCGAGATGATAAGCGTGCCCAGGAGATCCATGAATTGCGTAAGAAGCAATATGAGCAGAATAAAGAACGTTTAAAGGGGGATTGTGATGACAAGTGAACAGACTCGGGCTTATCTAGCTTTTGCATTGGTCGGGCTGATGTTTGTCCTGGTGATTGCACTTTTTTTCGTGGATATGCCACGGGAAAACAGCAACCTGATCAACACAGCTTTAGGTTTTATTGCTGGAGCAATGACTACAGCCTGTGGTTTCTATTTTGGTAGTTCAGAGCAGGAGAAGAAAAAAGATAGCCCTAATTAATCACATTTTTGATATAAGTATTTCTCATACAAAGAAATGAAAAATCAATTATTTAGTATCAAGTCTTGTTGGGGCAAATGGTATAATAGTTTTCCACACAGGAGCTATTCATGCCCATCATCACCCTGCAAGACCTTGATTCAGGAGAGATGATTAAAATTAGACAAGTTGTCGATCCTAAAGTTGGATTGGACATAAACTGTCAAGTTAGAATTATCCCAGTCTATAAATGGTTATATCTGGAAAACGGGGACCTACTACCAGATAAGCTGCAAGACAAGTTGAAGAAACCTATAGTTAACCAAGTAATAGATGAGCGCTATCTCATCTATAGGATAGACAATCAACCCTAAACCGCCGCAAGGCGGTTTTTCCATTTTGAATAACTAAAAAGTAAAAGGAAATTTTTGTGACATAAGTTTATGTTGTGTTAATAACTTTACATTTTTAACCAAAGTTTGACGAATGGTTGCGTAAGGTTACATTGTAAATCTGATAATTAAAAAAATAGAAAGTTATGGATAAATGAGATGAGTAATTATTTAGCTTTTGCGGAAAATATTTATGAGCAGTGTTTAACCAAGAATTATTTTAATCAGGATCCACGAAAGTATCTGAATAAGCTTTTAGGCGAGATACAACATGAGCTTAAGGAAACTGAGATCAAATTAACATACAACTATTTTGATGAAGACTTCGCTGACAGAAAATTTTTACCTACGGGATTTGACCTAATTCCAAATTATGAAAATAAGACAGAATATCTTTTATGGTTAGCAAGCTTCATTGAAAAAAATTCAACAGGGGGAAAAAGATCTATACCTGCGATCAAGAATGATATTCCTTGTGATCAAACTTTTTCTAATACTTTTAGTAAAATAGCATTGCAAAAAATTGCGAGTGGTCGCTCTAAATATTCGAATATTAGAATTTAAAAAGTAAGACATTCATCAGTATGAATATTCACTAAAGTTAACAGTCAACAGTTCTGAAATAAAACGCAGAACTTCAATTTTTCTACATCCGACCTTTATAGGTCGGTTTTTTTATGTCTAAAGGAAAGTGAAATGAATAGAAAACCATTCTTTGATGAAGCACGTAAATTGGCTGGCGGTAAACTCACACAGGCTCAGGTGGATGACTTAAACAAAGTTGTTGATGGTCTTAGTCCTTCAAAGGGAAAGACGACAAGCCAAGTTGGCATCAATCTGATTACCAGTTTTGAAGATTTGAAACTTGATGCTTATGATGATGGTGTGGGCGTCTGGACGATCGGCTATGGTACCACGGTGTATCCAAATGGCATTAAAGTAAAGCAAGGTAATAAGTGCACATTAGCCCAAGCTAAGGAATATTTTGCGCATGACTTAAATCGCTTTGAGAAAGCGGTGAATCAAAGCGTAAAAGTATCCATCAATCAGAATCAGTTTGATGCGTTGGTTAGTCTAACTTACAACATTGGTGAGCAAGCATTTAAGGATTCAACTTTGTTGGCCAAACTGAACAAGGGTGACTATATCGGTGCAGCTGACCAGTTCCCATGTTGGAATAAGGGCGGCGGGCAGGTAATGAAGGGTTTGGTCCGTCGACGTGCTGCAGAGCGGGAGCTCTTCTTAAAAAAGTAATTTATCGCTGCAAGCGTTCATCAGTATCCATTGCACTGAGCCTTGCGGTATTGATAGTTTTGCCAGGATGTACGGCGCATACGATCAACAATAATATTCAAGTTGGGATATGCGTTCGAGCACTTTGATTTCATTGTTTGATTGGCATTATCTTCCAAATAAATTTTTTTGTACCAAGATCTGCAACAGATATCTAGGCGAACGGTCGATAAATTAAGTTATTGATAAATATTTATACCATGAAAAATGTCAATTTTTAGGGATTGGCATTTTGTTATAAAAAATCAATTATCAGTATAAACCTATTGTATGTATATGCGGATATGCGTATGTTTAAATAATAATACTAAGTTGAGCTAAAAA